GGTAAGTTTGGCCCTTGTACTGGCCCAGCCATAGCGCCTTGTATAACACCTGAGATAGATTGAACCATTTGCTCTACTACGAATATTCTATAAAGCTGTTGGATAATGTCTCTAGCCATAGATCTGAAAGCATCTTTAGCTGATTTAGTGCCATCCACTAAGGACATAAAGAAGTCATCGAAGGGTGCAGCTAATTGATCAGCGGTATTCTTTAGTTTCTGAGTTTCTTCGTTTTGCTTCTGAATAGCTACCCTTATCTTCTCTCTTTGTTCTAGTTCTCGTTGTCTCTCAGCCTGTCTAGCGGCAGCTTCAGCTTTTCTATCTCTCTCAGTCTGTCCTCTGCCAAGCTCATCCATAGAGGCTTGCATAGCCCTCATATAATATTGTTCGTTCTTTAAATCTTCTTCAACTTGTTTTGCTCTAGCTTCCGTTATAGCTTGTCTAGCTGCTATTGTAGCTTCATATTCTTCCGCAAGAGCCGCTCTAACTCTTTCATTAAAATCATCTAGTGCTTTTGCTTTTTCATCTTCTTCAGTTTGCCTAGCATCAGCTATAGCTTTTCTGGCAGCTATTGTAGCATCGTATTCAGCTTGTAAAGACTGCTTAATTCTGTCTTGAAAATCCGCTTCAGCCTTCTCAGCTTTTTCACTAACTCTAGCAGCTTGAGCAAGTTCCTTTTTAATTCTTAATTGCTCCAGAAGTTTTACTATTGTCTCGTCGTTATAGCCACCTTCTCTTGCAAGAGATATTAGTTTCTGCCCTTCGTACTTAAGGACTTTAGAGCGGTATTGCTCTGAATCCTTACCAAACTTATTAGCTGTAAGGGAAAGATCATTAGCCTCTTCCATAGACGCTAACTGTTTATCAGACTTAACTTGTATCCTAGCTAGTACTCTGTCACGCAACTTCTCTAATTTATTTATATCTTCAAGACTTTTCTGTATATCCTCTTGTGAGCCAATCGCCTCATAAGCAGATGCTGCCTGAGTTTGACCACCAGCCTTTGTTTGAAGGTCGGATATTTTTGTCCTTGACTCATCTATAGTTTGATTTAATTGATTGAGTTGTTCCGTTAAGGTAAACTCTTCCATTGACATGCCAAGTTTCATAGCTTTCTGGGCAGTCTCAAAAGATGTTAAACTATCTGTTAATGAGTCTATTTCTGATTTGGCCCCTTTAGCGTCTTTACCAGATCTTAAGAAAGCTGCACCCAAAGCTCCAAGTAAGGGTATAGCAATACCTAAACCCGCAATTAAGAAACCCATAGAAACTTTAAGTCCCATAAGTCCAACTTTGGCAGCTAATGTTGCAGGGGGGAGTAGATATAAAACACCAACTAATTGGGTGGCCTGTTGACTAAAGGCAACCATCGGGTTTGTACCAGATTGAACCTGCACAATAAAGTCACCCACTTGGTAGCCAGTTTGTTGTAGAGCAACGCCAGCCCTGTTCATACCCTTGTTCATCATGTTAGCATGAGCAGAAAATATCCCAGTACCCTGCTGGAAATCTCTATTTAACTGTGAAATACTTGTTGATCTTTGTTGATCATTTAGAACCCCAAGTTTTTGCGCCCTGTTTATTTCTTCAAGGGCGCTCTCATATTGTTTAGACGCAGCATACAGGGGCTTATACTTCTTAGATAACCTGTCAACTTCTGAAGTATACTTATTAAACTTTTGTTGTAAGGTCTGAGTTTTAGTAGATAGCTTTGCAGTTTGAATGCCCATCTTATCAAGGAAATCTACAGCCCTTTGAAGATCACTGGAGTCTACAACAAGTTTAATATCATCAGCCATTCATCGTACCCATAAAGACTACATCAACACGTTTTATTGCTTCTATCTCCCAAGAAGACAATGGTGTATCTGTAAGCTCCTTCCATGTTTTTATTTCTTGATAACTTATCGGGTTTGGGCCTGAGAACCCCATCGTTCTACTTGCGTTTAAAACAATAAAGGCAGACCAAACATGAGACATAAGCAATGGGAAGTCGGGGCCATCTAATGCTTTTGGTCTGTGTCCAGTCTGCCTTTCTACTTGTTCTAAGTGTTCACGTTCTGATGTGCCTGACTTGTCTGGTCTACTTATAGAGAACTCATGCTCTGCGTAGTCAACCAGTTCTTCAATCAGGCCTTCGTAAAATCCAGAGAGTTAGCTACTGCTTCCTCAATCTGATCTCTTATCCAGAATACTTCAGCGTAAATCTCTTTGGCTTTAGCGATAGAGAACTTAGGTTTAGAGCCACCATAAGTAATCTTCCAGCCTTTAGTAGTTTTAGCAAGTAAGTCTAAAGTAGCGTCCTCTAGGTCTTCTGCTGTAATCTCTACCTTCTTCTTATTCTGCGCTTGCTTCAGACGTTTATTGGTTTGCTCATGCATAGCAGCCTTATACTCTTTAGAGTGTGGTGCATATACAGTAATAACCATTGGTGTATCGTCATCATTATTCAAGACATCAAAGCTAGTAGGGTGTACAATAGTGACATCTACAGTGTCGCTGGTCGGGGTTAAATCTAGTAAGTCCATGTCGAGTTTCCTTTCGGGTAAAAAGTCGTCGGGTTGGGTAAAAGGGGAGACATCAGACCCGACACCAATGCCTCCCCGCCCTAGCTAGGGTACTTTATGCAGAGCGAGTAATAACTAAGTTACTTGCATCTGCTGTGTTGTAGAGTGCTACGAATGATAGAGAGATAACACGGCTAGTTGGGCCATCTACACCTACGTCTGCACTATTAATCTTGGCTCGTGGGAATGCGAACTTCATGGTGTTACTACCATCACCCACAGTTACCTCAAGCTCAGTTTCAGTCTCATTCAAGAAGCGGTTAATTAAGGCTGCATCCTCAAAGTAAGCTGAGATAGTGCCTTCAACTTCAGCACGACCAACTTCCAATTGTGGCGCACTATCACTACCAATTACGAAAGTAGGTGCGAAGGAGTTAGTTAGAGTGAAGTCCATACCAGTTACGATAGCTGATGTAGAGGGAGTACCATCAACGTCACCGATAGCTAATGTACCTGAGTAGGCATCGAAGGGAGCAGCACCTGATGCAGCGTCCTGTGTCTTCTCAGTAGCACCAATAGTCATGTCCTTACCGACCATACCGTAGGTAGCTGTTACCATCTGGTTAGGGGCAAGAGAGACACCCATAGTAGAGACTGTCATACCTGTGAACAAACGAGCTTGGTCGATGTCAGCAGCGTAGTCTTCGATAGAGAAGAACTTAGGTGTAGTACCAACCTTAAGGACGTTAGTTGACCAAGTGGACAACATAGCTGATTCTAGGAATGCATCATAGTCAGCATCACGTAAGTCAGCAACGATGTCACCAGCAGCTTGACGGTTACCATGACGGTCAACACGGGGCATACGGTCAGCTTGAATATCAGTACCAGCTACACGATCTTTAGTTAAGTTCAACCCATGTGTGCTGAAGGGTAAGTTTGTGAAGTTACCAGCAGGAGTCGTGCCAAATGTGCTTTCCACAATGAACGATAGGCTGGAACGAGAACCTTGTGCGAAGGCCATAATGTATTCTCCTAATTATTATAAACGTACCATCCGATATTAATCGGAACGTAGTACCAAGGCGCATCTAAGAAACCTTGCTGTCTTTCAGCGTAGTCAATAGATACAGTTATTGTTTCATCCCCAGTGTAGGAGATTTTAGTGGTTGCTTCAAAAGCCTCTAATACAGTATTAGCTAAGGCATCAGCAGCGGCGGGGCCATTACCTTCTGGGGTGTAGGCAGTTACAACAAACACACCATCGTATCTCTGTTGTGGGTTTAAACCTCTTACAGCGGGTCTACGGAGTGTCGGGAGGAAATTAGTCTGTAGGTAGCTTGTACCTGTCGTTGGGCTAAATGAGACATTCTCATAAGCTATGCCACTAGGTAAATTAGCAGTATTAGCTAACTTGTTCTCAAGTGCTGCCCGTATGTCATTATATATACTAGCCATAAATATTTCTCAGTTTAGTGAAGACAAAATAAGGAGATGTTTTCCAACCTCTACCCCCGTATTCAACAGCAACAGCATGAGGACTATTATTACGAAGTACTATACTTGTAGTATCTAATAGTGAAGGTATTCTTTCCAAGTCTTTAATAAGATTACTTAGACCTTCACTTCTTGCTGCTTGAGGGTTAGTCCTTGGTTTACCTTTAGAACTTTTACCTCTTGGCCTACCAGCACCAGTAGAAAATGAGAACGATGTTACATATGCGCCAGTATCTACAGGGGAGAGATCAACAGCGGTTTGTGCCATATCAACTAGCTTACGCTCTACTTGTTGTTCAGCTAAAGCCTTAAGATCGTCTATCTTCTTCTGTAGAGAAGGCATGACCTTTAACTCGGTCTTCATTATTCTCTCACATCACACAAGAAACAAATCTTGACCCCATTAGAAAATATAGTAACAACAGAAATAACATTAACTGTGTCACCGTTACCAATAATCTGATCTTCGTCATCGGGTTCTACTGCCAATCCTAAAGCTGGGACTACGCATTTACGGGTTCCTCTGCGGATCTCATCTACATTAGCTATGATACCTTGATCGTAGTTGTAGAAGTAACCCTCAAAGCTGTAGTCGGTTGTAGCTGAACCTGTTACTGACCCAGTGGTAGGATCATAGGTTCCTGCTGTAGTCTTCTTGCGTAGAGTAAGTGGCTCACCAAACTCCTCTACCATCTTGAGTAGGTTATAACCTCTTGAGAATGCCATTACCTACCCCTTAACTATAATCGTAGTCATCACCACTGTAACTTGGTGGGTTCTTGAATCTATCCCTACGGAAGGATGGTGGAACACGATCTGTATCTTGTCTTACATTATCGACAATGGTTATACTAATACCGCCAGCGACTACACCTATACTAGCTCCAGCCTTCTTACCGTTAAGCTCAAGGTCTAAAGCTAGTTGAGTGTACTGATTAGCTAGATCACTATAGTTAGCACTCAGAGCGCCTGAGAGGTTCTGCGTGACCCTACGAGAGTACTGTGCAGCGATTGTTCTGGCAGTCCAAGCACCAGCCTGATAGATATTGTCACTGGTCTGAG